CCAAGTACTCTGATAACTTCAAAGCGGTGCTGTCCATCAATGATTTCATAGTTTTCATTTACCAAAATTGTGGTAAATAAATACTTTTCAGACATTGACTTTCGCAGTCGGTTAAGGTGCAAAAGGTTTAAGTTTCTGTTGCCTTCTATTGGTTTAAATAGAAAGTAATCGGTTGTTGTGTGAACTTGGTTACTGTGCTTCACCATTGGTTCTACTTTGCAATTTTTCATTTGATTTTATCGGGTTTTATAACTCCTCCCAGAAGTTTTGTTTTAATTCGAGAAATGGCACTACTGCTAACACGGGTTTGGCAAAAAAGCCGTTTTGTTCTTCATTTGACATATTGTTCTAATTTTTAAGTTTTGTACTTCGATTTAACTTTTCGTTTCGGCTTCTTCGCCAAGCCCGATACCGTTAGCGGCAATTTAAAAAGGGCTACCGTTAAATTCATAATTAGGGGCTAAAGGCAAAAACGTACTACCTTGCTCGCTTGCTGCGTCGGTAAATATTGTAAGCGTTTCGTTATGTTTAAACCGTACCTCACCCGTCGCGCCTTGTCGGTGTTTCTCGAATAGGTAAAAAACGTCGTTAGTGTATTCTATCCCGTTTTCGCTTAACCCATAATAAGCGGGTCGCCAAATAAATATTACCGTGTCGGCGTCTTGCTCAATAGAGCCGCTTTCGCGTAAGTCGGATAATATAGGCTTTTTATCTGCGCGTTGCTCGACTTGTCGGCTTAATTGTGCTAGGGCTATAATAGGTATGTTTAGTTCCTTTTGCGCGGCTTTTAGGGTGCGGCTTATTTCCGCTACTTCTAATTCGCGCGAGCCGCCTTTAAAGCCCTCGATAGTCATTAGCTGTAAATAATCTATTATAGCCCACTTACAGCGGTTTTTACGTACCTCGCGCCGCATTACCCTTACCGCCTCGTGAACGCCGCAACGTGCTTTGTCGTAAATCAAAATCGGTAATTGTTCAACCGCCCCTATGCTACGCTCAAACTCGTATAGCTCGGGTTGCGTTAGGTTACCGTCGCGTAAACGTGCGCTGCTAATTTTGTCGTTTGCGTGCTGCAATATTAAGCGCTGGCAAAGCTGCGACTTATTCATTTCGAGATTAAAGTAAATACCGGGTTCGCCAAACTCGACGGCGTGATAAAGCGCTAACGCTGTTTTACCCATCGACGGGCGACCCGCTAAAATTATAAGCTCGGGGTGAAAGCCGCCTGTAAACTTGTTTAATGCCTTTAAGCCCGTGTTTAAGCCGCTTGTTTTGCCCGAAAGGTGTAAGGCGCTACGGCGGTAATAGGCGTCGCGTTCATCCGATGCAAGCGCCATAGCTTCGATTATGCTATCTTTTGGGCTGCCGTCTTCGAGCAGGCTGTTTAGTTTTTTAATTATTTCGGTTGCGGTTGTAGCGCCGCCCCGCGGCTCGGATAGCCCTAAAGCGTTTTGAGCCATTATAGAGGTTATAGAGCGTTTAATATGCTCGTCTTTAAGTAGCGCTATGTAATCGTTTATAGGTTCGTTATACCATAGGTCAGAACCCCACGCGCTAATTTTGGCTACTTCGGCGGCTGTAATCGTTTTATCGGCACGCCCGTATTGATTAAGGGTAACTGGGTTCGGTTTAATGTTATCGCTCATAATTGCCTTAATGAGCTTATAGGCGCGTAGGGCTAAATCGTCGGTAAACAATACCTCGGTAAGCTGTGGTATTATCTCCTTGTAATGCTCGTCGGGCGACAGGCAAAGGTTTATAAGTGCTTGTTCTACTTTAGGTAGTGAGTTCATTTTTTTGCAGTTGTTCGGATGCTGCGCCCCGTTTTGTTATTAGTCGCGTGTTATATAATCAACGAATTTAAACGCCTGTGAAATATTGTCGTGAAACGTACCAGCGAAATAATCGCTATAGATATCGTCTTTAAGGTTAGCGCGTTTTGTGTAAAAGTTAGTAGCGTAATCTGAACTGCCATTTTTTGCGAAGCTAACCACGTAACCTTTGTAAAGGTATGTATAAAACATACCATCCATTTTAGGCTCTTGCCCTGTTACTTTGTTCGCTTTTTTGATTGTGTTAGTTAAAGTTGCCATTGTGTAAGTGTTTAAGAGTTTGATGCAGCAAATATATAACCTTATTTTGTTTTTGCAAACTTTTTCTAAAAATAATTAAAGTTTTTTTTGCCTACTCCATTTTGACCCCCTGAGAGGCGCGGGTAAAGGTTTTAGTTTCTAAAGGTTTCGATGTGTTTAAATCGCGTTTTTGCCACGTTGCTAAACGCCGACCTGTGTCCCAAGCGTCTTGAGCCGTTACCCGTATTTTACCGTTTGCTAACGGCTCGCTCCAATAATTAAAAAAGTCGTTTAAAAGCGTTTTAGGGTATTTATCCGCATACGGTCGCATAGCTTCGACTAATTCAGCTTTACCCCACTTTTTAAAATTCGCGTTAGCGTTATCTTTATTTTTCTCTTTATCCTTATCCTTATCCTTATCCTTATCTTTATAGGCTTCGGTTTGGCTTTTAATTCGCTTCGGTTTCGCTTCGGTTTCGATTTCTATTCGCTTCGCTTTCGGTTTACTTCCGTTTATGTAATTCGTATTTCCTTTAGTTAATACAGGTTCTATAAAAGTCCAAATAGTTTTAGCTATACCCGTTAATTCCTTTTGCTCGAAGTCCAGCGAATAGCTAAAAATAGCGTCGTAAATTTCTGCCTGCGTTTCTTTTGGTAGGTCTTTTATACCCTCGTACATCGAGCGGTAAAATATACAAGTATCGCGTTTAGTCATAAAAAAGAAAGCCCCTTGAAATTTACGGTAGTAGCGGTTTGCATATATCAAACCTCGTAAACCCAAAGGGCGGTAAATTAATTCGTTTCATTCAGGCTACTACCTCTGAACGCTTAAAGATACTAAAATAAACTCGGTTGTTCAATATCTTTAAACCTATTTTTAGCCTCTTTTAAATTCAATATAGCCTGTTTATAATAACTATCTTTTAACTCTATACCTATCGCTTTTCTACCCATCGAAACAGGGCTATAAACCTCACTACCTACACCCATAAACGGCGTTAATATAGTTTCGTTAGGGTTGCTATAAAGGTAAACTAAACGGTCTATAACATCTAATTGTAACGGGTGTACGTGCTTTTCATCGTCATCCTCGCGGCTATCTTTAAAAGGTAATACGTTATCTATCCGTACATCGTCCCAAACGCTCGATGCGTATCGCTGCCATGTTAAATGCGATAATTTATTTTCGCGCTGGTCGCCGTCGAAGTTTATCCATTTTTTTCTAAAATCTCCATAACTACCGTATGTTTCTTTATGAGCTTCTAAAAAAGGGTTTTCACCAAAATAAGGAAAATCGCATAAGCCGTTTGGGTGTGTTACGGGTGTTTCAATTTCGCCACGTTTTTTAAATATTAAAACATAGTCAGGCATCGCAGTAAAACAGCGGGTAGCATCCTCTACTATAAATTTGTGCATTAAGCTCTGAACCATTGTACGCATACGAACCTTTAAAGGCTCTTTCCATACCGTTATACGGTTATGATATTCGAAGCCGTATTTTTCATGTAGGCGTATTACTTCACCGGGAAAATCCCAAAGCCTACCCGTATTTGTATGTACGTCGGTAACGTGTACGGCGTTTATCCTACCTTTTTTAGTTACCCGTGCAAGTTGCTCTATTAAAAATTCGTATTGCTGCAAAAATTGCTCTTTCGTTTCGCAGTTACTAAAGTCGTTTTCGTGTGAGCTATAATTATAAAGCCCAGCGAACGGCGGCGAATATATAGAAAGGTCTATGCTATTCTCGGGCATTTGAGAAATAACATACATACAATCGCTATTATAAATAGCGTAATTCTCGGTTACTTGTTGCTGTTTTACCATTGTGTTTAGTTTATGAAGTTTGGAAAAATTATTGCTTTGTCAAATTGTTTTTTAGTTATTTCGAAATTGGTGTTAGTTTGCTTTATTAGCTTTTCAAACATTTGGTTAGCTTTATCTTTTTTGGCTAATAATGTTTCCATTATTTTAACTTGACCGTCTGAAAGAATTAAATCTACGTACACGGGTTTCTTTTGTCCGAACCTCCAAAACCGTCTTATAGCTTGATAGTATTGCTCGTAACTATACGTAGGGAAATATGTAGTATGGTTGCAATGCTGCCAATTAAGACCGAAAGCCGTTATAGAGGTTTTGGTAATTAGCTTTTTTATTTCACCCGCTGAAAAGGCTAATAATATTTCCTCTTTTTTATCAATATTCATATTACCCTTAACCTCAACGGCGCTTTTATCTAATTGCGATATTAGCGCGGCTTCGTCGTTTAGGTTTACCCAGTAAACGCTACATTCATTATTTAACGCTTTATTATAAGCCATTTCGCAACGCTCTTTAATAGTTGCGCGTACTTCGGCTTTTATTTCACTAAAGCCCGTAGCGGGTAAGGCAAACATACTCATTTGACCGTTTATAGCTAAAGGGTTTACGTTTCGTATTACCGTTTCTATTTCGTTTAATGCTGGCAGTACGTGCAGGCTATCTGAATAACCGAGGTCGGACGGCTTTTTACATGATATGCTCCAGCTCTTAACCCATGCCCAGAAATCGGCTTCGGCGTGTGCCTTTAAATACCATTCTTCGCCTCGGTGTTTAGGGTCTATGCTATTGTTATTATTCTTAAAAAATTTAGCGAGCATATCCATATAGCCCAAATACCCTAACGCTTCGGAGCTTGTACCTAATTCTATGTAATCGTTTGGCGATGGTGTCGCGGTAAATAAAAACCGATATTTAACCTTTTTTAAAAAGGCTGTTATTTGGCTTTTAATAGCTCCGTCAAAATTCTTTAATATGCTGCTTTCGTCAAGTAAAACGCAGTCAAATTTAGAGCTATCAAATTTATCAATACGCTCATAATTACAAACCGTTATTTTACTTTTTATACTACCATCTTTAGAATAGCTTATATCGTCAATACCGAATTTTTCAGCTTCTTTAATAAACTGAAAGGCGACCGCTAAAGGCGTAATAATTAATACAGGCTTATTCGTATGCCTTGCGTAGTTTACAGCTATTGTAAGCTGTATAATAGTTTTACCTAAACCCGTATCTAAAAAAACAGCGCAACGCCCTTTTTTAATTGCGTATTCGGCTACGTGTTTTTGATAGTCAAATAATTGGTCAGGTAAATACTTCGGACTTATCCCGTAATCGGTCGAAGTGTGTTTTTTCGACTCCAAAAAATTTAAATAGTTTGCGTTCATGTGTTTTTATTGTTTCAAATAGTCTTCAATCGTTTTTATACATTCATCTAACCCCGAACAAAACAACGCCTCGAAACCTGCATTTTTAAGCCGTATAATCATTTGAAATTGCTCGGATAGGTGTTCGTCTTGTTTTATGTTACCGTCGCGTTTAAATGGCTTAAAATCGCTTTTTTTTATTTCGATAAACAAACCGCAGTAACCGCCGCGTGGCGCTGCTAAAAAAAAGTCGGGGTAACCCCTGTGCGGGTTCATGCTCTTATGTACTCGCGCTTGCCCCATCGTCATTTTAGTACCCGCGCTAAAGTCAAACCTAAATAGTACGTCGGGGTGCTTTAGCGTTAGATAACGGGCTAACGCGGTGTAAATATCGCTTTCGCGGGCTTGGCGTTGTTTCATCTCTTATACAACGTATTACATAATAATACATATTGTACCCTACCCTCTAGGCTACCGTTACTATCGTAAAGGTCTACGAGTATGCAGCGGTTTTTAGCATAGTCATTATAAACGCGCTTGTATTTAAAAGCACAGGGTAGCTCTTTAAACCCTTGAGCGGTAAAGTACGGCTCAACGTTCTTTAATTCGTGTCCGATAAACTCGTTTAAATCGCCCAACTCAGGGTCAAACGTTACGGCTGTTTTAGTAGTGTTTCTCATTTTTAAAGTTGCTTCAAGTAGTTAATTATTAATTCCTTTGCGCTCTCAATTTCTTCGGCGTTATGGCGGTATAAATACAGGTCGGTAAACTTACCCGTTTTTTTGACTTTTGGCGGTACACCGATATAGTAGAAGTTCGCAGGGTCGAAGC